ATAATTTAAATAGTCAGAACATTGTCTAGCCATTTCTTCATCTTCAGGCCCCATACCTTCACAATTAAATACATTATCACCTGATGTAAATATTCTCATCAATGATGGCATTAAACTTTCTACTGTATCTAAAACATCGTTAGATACTACTTGAGATCTACCTTCTTGTTCATTACCAAGAGGTGATCCTAAATAATATTCTAATGATTTTTTTCTTCTAGCTACAAGTTCTCCACCAATATAACCTGATGCGTTATGTATCTCTCTACTTACTACTGATAATATTTCTTGATTTGATTTTTTATTTTTCTTCATACTATGTATTTTGTATCTATATTAATTGGTTTATCCCATTCTGATGTATCAATAGGATCATGAACACATCCATATCTAAATGCATCACTTGCGTGTGAACACCAGTCATGGAGAGGTTTGTTCTTAAACACTTGGTTTTTATCATCCCATTGTTTTCGATACTGTCTCAAAGCATCTAATCCTGTTTTACATTTTTCTCTATCAAAGTAACAGTCTGGCAAAGTATTTCTAACAGATTCTATTCCATGATCTACTTCTAACTTAGGTGCTACTTCAAAATCAATTCCTAATTCGTTTGCTACTTCTAATCTTGACTTACCTGTTCCAAGCTCTCTAGCCATTATATCATGTGGAGCTATATGTCTACTATATGCGTAGTCTTTGTCCATTAATATATCTGCGTAGTGAGCTAATGATTCACCTGAAGTTTCATAATAATCTATCAAATGAATTTCTTTACCTACTCTTTGTGCAAACCAAATAGCAGTTGAATCTCCTATACCCAAATCCCACCAAGTTTCTACACCTACATTATTATCTACAGGCACGTCACCGATCCTACCATCATTATCGGCTCTAGTTATTAATCTTCCATAATAACTCCCAGAGACTGCTGCAGTAAAAGAGCATTCGAACTCTTGTTCATACTGTTCTTCTGTCATAATGGAACGTGCCTGTTCCAGTTCATCATCTGGAATTACTTGTGTGTCAGACGCTTTGTATAGTTTCCCATACCAATCCTTATGACCTCGTTGAGCATAATCATAAACTTCCCAGAATTGATTATGACCCATAGGAGTTCCTATAAATAGGACCGATCCTAATTTATCAGCAACAGCTGGACGTATAATTTCTGTCCAAACTCTTGGAGACATAATTGCGTATTCGTCCATGACAACTTTATCAAAGCCCATTCCACGAATACTATCTGGATTGTCTGCACCAAATATTTGAATACGTGATCCATTAAAAAGATCTATTCTTAATTCTGTCTCGTTTCTGCTACCACCAAAATGCATTAGTGGTTTTGTATAATATTTTAAATATTCCCAAGCAATAGCTTTACCTTGTCTATAAGTTGGAGCTATGAATGCACATAAACTTCTTTGTTTATCTGCTGCTGTTTTAATTAATTCGTTAATAGCTAATACTGATTTACCAAATCGTCTATGACATACAAGAACACTAAACCTTTTTAATGCATTATGTACATCTTGTTGGTAAGGTCTTGGCTTATAAGGTATTTCTACTTCAGCGACTTTTTTCTTAGTCGTCTTTTTGCCAGGAGACTTTGATTGCAATTGGTTCATCTGTTCCTATTTTAGTATTAGTTGATGCTAATCTTGCGTGAACAAATGGTGCTGCTTTTTCAGCTGCATACATCTTACGTTCAGGTGAGCTCATAGGATTGTTTAACACAGATAATAAATAATCCAAAGGAGAATGTTGGTATTTTACAGCCATCTCCTCCATAGACTTCCAATTTTTTTTAGTCTTTGCTCCAATAGGTCTACCAGCTCCAGGTCTTTTACCACCATGGTTTACTTCATTTTCATGAGACATATCTTCTCCATGTTCTTTATGGTTTTTATATGTACGTTTATCTTCCATTAGATTATCTTTCTGCCTCTTTTATCAAACTGTCTAAATTTAGAAAAGTTAATACCTTTTTGATTTTTAGCACCTTTGTATAAAACAGTACCTGCAGCTAATCCAAGACTTAATGGACTTACTGCAAATTTAATTCCTTTTTTAACTATAGTTTTAGCTGCCTTCTTTAAAATAGAAGGTTTTTTTTTAGGAGTTTTTGTAAAACCTTTGTCTCCACCTTTAACCATTAGTAACCTTTTTTAACTTTCTTGCCACTTTTCTTAGCAGCCATTTTAGCTTTTTTTTTACCAGCTTTAGTATATGGGTATTTTTTCTTTCCGACCATTGGCATAGTTTATCCTTTTTTTTTATTAGTTATTTTTTGATATGTTTTTTTAGCTGCATATCCTGTACCAGCACCTATTGCTACAGATCCAACAAACATTTCAGGATAATTTTTAGCCATAGATTTCATATCTTTAATTTCTCCTGAAACAAATTTTTTAGCTTTAATTAATTTTTTCTTTGTTTTTCTAGATCCTAATGCTTTTTTTGAAACATATTTAAAACCTTTTACAATAGGTTTTCCTACTGTAGCACTAGCACCCATAAATCCTAATAATGCTTTATCTATCATCTTAATAATCCTTGTTGTGCAGCCATTCTTGCATTTGGCATAGGTGTTTGACCTTGTGGTCTTTTACCCATCATAGCCATTTGTTGTTGAGCTTGAGGATTTTGTGGCTGTAACAAACCCTGTTGCTGTTGTTGCTTGGCCATTTCTGGCATAACTTTTGCTTTAATGATTAATGCTAGTTGTTCTCCTTCTTGTGGAGTCAACCTCATCATTTCA